GCGGACCTTTCAACATCGGCGCTTACCGATACTAACTATAATGCGTTCCTTGATGAGCTTGACAGCTTCCTTTCACTGCTTGACGGCAAGCCCGATATGCTCCTTATGAACGGAAAAATGCTGGCAAAACTCAGAGCGTGTGCAAGGAGAGCAGGCTATTACAGCAGAAACGAAGATTCATTCGGCACTCCTGTTGAATACTACAACGGCATAGCACTGCTTGACTGTGGCGAATATTACAACGGTACGGCTTCGGTAGATATTGTTGACACAACAACGCCTTCAACTACCGCTTACGGTACAACGGATATTTACGCAATAAAGATAGGTCTTGACGCTTTTCACGGTATTTCGCCTACAGGTACAAAGGTAATATCCTCTTATATGCCCGACCTTACAGCTCCCGGAGCGGTAAAGAAAGGTGATGTTGAGCTTATCGCCGGTGTTGCGCTCAAGAACACCAAAAAAGCAGGTGTGCTGACCGGCATTAAGATACTGCCTAAGTCAACATCGTAAGGTGAAACGCAATGACAGCACTGGAAACGCTTAAAATCCGTCTTGGCATTTCCGATGAAAAGCAGGACGGACTGCTTGCCGTGCTGCTTTTCAGTGCAGAGGACACTATCCTTGACGTTATCGGCAGAGATGAACTTCCTGCAAGGCTTATCAGCGTGCAGACAGAACTTGCGGTTATAGCCTATAACAGACAGGGTGCAGAGGGAGAAACCGCTCGCAGCGAGGGCGGTATTTCCCGTTCCTTTGTATCCGATCTGCCGCCCGATATGCAGAAACGATTACAGAATTATCCCAGAAAGGTCGGTGTTATTCGTGCGAATGATGACGGTTGATACAAGAACGCTTGCGGTGTATCGCAAGGTATCAAAGAAAAGCGACTATGTGGGAACGGTATCGGAGCTTAAACAGGTAGCGACAATATCCGCTGTTGTGAAGCCGGTAACCGACAGCGTTTCTGTCGAGATGTACGGCGAGAGAATACACGGTATGCTGACGATAGCAACAACGGATAAAGACACGCTTAAAGTCGGAGATATAGTAAGGTGTGACGGAGCAGATTATAAGATACTCTCCGTCGCACATTACACTATGCACGACAGTGCAACGGCAGAAAGGACATAAGCATGGAAATGTCAATCGAAGGACTTGAAAGTTTAATGGCAAAGCTCAGACGTCTCGGCGGAAGCGTAGATGCGGCAATAGACAAGGGCATAGGTAAGGGCGTTCAGAAGATAAAGCGTGACGCAAAGGTAAACTGCCCGTATGATACAGGAAGGCTGAAAGGCAGTATCTCTACAGAACACCTTGAGCCTAAGGTCTGGGCGGTCGGTACAAACGTTGAATATGCCATGTTTGTAGAGTTCGGCACAGGTCAGCACGGCGCACCGGGTGTACCTCACACGATGCAACCGTGGAGATACAAGGACGCTAAAGGCAACTGGCATATAACGAACGGTGCACCGCCGAAACCATATCTTTATCCTGCTTTGCTTGGCAACAGGGAGTATGTTTTCAAGTCCTGCAAGGTTGAGCTTGCAAGAGCAATAAGGAGTGCAATGGCATGATAGATATTATACCCACAATTGCTGATATGCTTGCCGATATAGGCACGGTGGAATTGCAGTTCCCCGACACCACAGCCGATTTTCCTGTCATTACGTTAAGTGAGATAGCAAATCAGAGCGATACCGTACTTCACGGTGCGGAGCGGCTGTCGGTTATCACGGTACAGATTGATGTATGGGATAAGGCGGACACGCCTGCTGTTGTAGCCGAGATGTCAGCACGGATAAGTGCTGTAATGGTATCGAAAGGCTTTCGCCGTATATTCGGACAGATGATGCCCGACGGCGAATTACAGCGTAAATGTATGCGGTTTTCCGCAAAAATAGATGAACTGAATCACAGGGTTTATAGCCCTTAAGTAGAAAGGAAAAGTATTATGGAACTTTTATCAAAAGGCACGAAATTACAGTATGCCGACACAAAGGCAGGCACATATAAGACGCTTTACGGCTTACAGTCAACTCCCGATATGGGCGGCGATCCCGAAAAGGTCGATGTAACGAACCTTGCGGACGGTGCGAAGCGTTACATACCCGGTGTCAAGGACTACGGCGATCTGGACTTCACGTTTTTCTATAACGATGATGACGATAATCCTGCCGTGTCAGAAGCGGACGTAGCGGCGGCGTATTCCACGCTGAGAGCGTTGCAGACATCGAACGCAACAGTGTGGTTCAAGCTGATTTATCCGGATAATACGGGCTATCAGTGGAGCTCGAAGGTATCGGTAAAGCGTTCTGCGGCAGAGGTCAATGCCGCACTGAAATTCACGCTCAGAAGCACACCTCTTACAGAGCTTGAGGACGTAACTGCTGCGGCATAACTTGACATTTATAACCCTTCGTGGTATTATAAAGAAAAATATAGTATCACGGAGGGAATATAATGACTAAGCAATTAGAAAACTACCTTAACCACTACAACTATGTTGTAGGTGAACCTTGCGGCGAAAACGTACAGGCGGCTTGTGCCGAAATTAAAGCAAGCGGTGGAGAACTGCCCGATAACGTATATTTCTGCGGCAAGGAGAACAAATACTACGAGATTAAGTCGAACGATGAAATCACGCAGTTATTACTTATCGAGAATGCAAGAACAAATGATAAACTTGCTGAGCTAATAGGTGATATAGCGAGTGAACACGCACAGCAGGCAAGAATGAGAAAAGATGTGAAGTCAATCAAGAGTGTAGCGCTTTTCTTCCTGATTATTTCGATAATCGGTTTTGCTGTAATGTTCCTTAACATAGCGAGTATCGCACGAATATTGCATTGATGAGTAAGCGGTGAGGTATAAGATTAAGCACATCTGAGAGGGTGTGCTTTTCTTATGCAAAAAATCAAACGGAGGATATTAAAATGGAAGAAAACAGATTACCCTATGAAACACTGAAAATCGGTGACACTGAGTACAAGCTCAAAATCTCGGCTTCATCGGCGATCGAGATTGAGAAGAAAACAGGCAAGTCGCTTGTTGCGGGTATGGCGGATTTTGACAAGCTCGAAACAGTAACGCTGTATCTGTGGGGTGCATTAAATCGCTTCCAGGCGAATATTGACGTCAGAAAGGCGCAGGAGATCTATGACGATTACATAGACGCAGGCGGCGACCTTTCGGATATGGCGGAAATACTCTTCAAGACGCTTACGGTGTCGGGTTTTTTCAAGCGTCAGCAGGCAGAAAAACTGCTGGCGCTCGCAGAAAAGGCAGAGAGTGGAGCAGTGCAGGAGAGCTGATAACTAATCTCTACCGCCCGGCACTGTCGGCAGGAATAACACATAAAGATTTCTGGGACTTATCGGTACGGGAAATAACGCAGGCGATACAGGCAAAAAATGAATACGACAAGGCACACACCGAGCTTAACGAACGCTTGATGTGTGCCTTTGCTTATAGCATCGGTCAGCTTGTTGCCATCGGTGTCAATGCACCAAGACAATATCCGCACAGCATAGAAAAGGCATTTCCTAAGCTGTACGGGCGTGATAAGTCAGAGGGAATACCCGTGTCGGACTGGGAGGTATCAAAGCAGAATATGGCTGAATATGCGGCGGCTACGAAAGGCAGGTACAGTAAGTGACAGTAGAAGAACTGAACGTTATAGTCAGTGCAAATAAGGATGATTTTGACCGTAAGATACGAATGGTGAATGAAAACCTTGTGAATGTAAAAAAGCAGGCGGAAGACACCTCTGCCGGAACGCTGAGTGCTTTTAAGACACTTGCTTCGGGATTATCTGCGCTTGGCTTCGGTGCAATGATAAAGAATGCTATCATCCTTGCAGGTGACCTCCAGCAGAACATAGGCGGTTCGGAGTCGGTCTTCAAAAATTATGCCGACACAATTCAGAGAACCGCAGAAACTGCCGCTTCTTCGCTTGGACTTTCACAAAGCAAATATCTTGCAACTGCTACAAAGATGGGTGCGCTCTTTCAGGGCTCGGGCTTTTCGGTAGCACAGTCTGCCGATATGGTAACGCAGTCTATGCAACGAGCGTCTGATGTGGCAAGTATTATGGGTTTATCTGTTGACAGTGCTATGGAAGCGGTCGCAGGCATGGCTAAGGGCAACTTCACCATGATGGATAATCTCGGTGTTGCCATTAACGACACGAATTTACAGATATACGCTCAGGAAAAAGGTCTTGGCAAGCTGGAAACCACACAGCAGAAGGTCAATGCCGCTATGCAGATGTTCCTTGATAAATCAGAATATGCGGCAGGCAACTATGCAAAGGAAAATGATACCTATTCGGGTGCGCTTACAACATTCAAGGCAGAGCTTGAGAATTTTGCCGCAGAAGCAGGTACAGCACTCCTGCCGCTTGCTCAGAGCGTACTCCCTGTGCTGTCAAGCTCTCTTAACGCATTAAAGCCGGTTATAATGACGGTAGCAGAAGCTGTCGGAGGGCTTGGTAGCGTTGTTTCGGATGTACAGGCAAAGGTTGAAGCGGCAACGCCTGCACAGCAGACAATGCTGAAAATTGCTATCGGTATGGCTGTGGCAATACCTGCCGTAACAGCGGCAACAAGGCTTATGCGTGCCGCTAAACTTGCATATACCGGCGTGCTGAACATACTTATACCAAAGCAGTTGACGTATGCGAGCGCATTAAAAGCAACTATGGGCTGGATAGGAATAATAGTCGGTGCGCTGGCACTGCTTGGCATAGCCACGAATAATGGCACTGAGGGCATAGACGACAATTCCGAAAAGCTGAAAAAAGAAAATGAAGCGGCAAACAAGGCGGCGAAAGGTGTTGATGATGTTGCAGAAAGCACAGATAATCTTACCGACAGCGTAAAACGCAGTCTTGCAGGCTTTGACGAGCTTAACAGACTGTCGGGCAATTCAGGTACGCTTGCTTCAAGCGTGGTGTCAAGCGCTGATGTGGAGAATGCGGAGAGCCTTGCTGATGCGCTGAGTGATGTGCAGGGGAAGACGAAAAATATAGATTTAGGTTCGTTATCATTTGATATTGATTTTTCTAATATCTGGGGCGAATTAAACAAGCTCTTGGGAAAATTGAAAAGCGGTGAAATAGGTAATTCTATTAAATCATTATTTAACAATCTTGGCACTACGTTAAAGCCTTTCTTTGACGGAATAGATGAAATGTTTGGCTTTAATCTTGATAAATGGCTCAAGGATTTAGGCAATTTTATCGGTGACATAGTTACGGACATCAGCAATGGAGATATAGATAAGGCGATTGATGATGTATTTGCATTTGTAAAAAATTCGTTTATTAATATAGCACCCAGTATAACAACAATTTGTAGCAAAATCATCGGTGAAGTTGACAAACTGCTTGGCACCTCATTCCAAAAGTCATTTGACAAATGTGCTGAGTTATGCTATCAGGCAGGTGTTATGCTAAATAATGTTATAAATGATACTGCCGGTAAGACGGAACGTAGTCAGAAATATAACACCACATACAGCGAAATGCTGACGTATATGCGGGATTGGATGGTGAAAAACGACAGCACAAGTGCAGACAAAGCATACGGCGAAACAGTCAGTCATTTTAATATTAACAATGACGAAGAACTGAAAAAATGGTTTGATGAAGGCAATTACGGTGCTTCGCTTTATGAGTTTGCAAAAACAACGGCTATGCGGATAAAAAATGACGAGGTTGACCCTGTTCTTAAGCGTCGTCTAAAAGGGCAGTCTACATGGGCAGATATAAGTTCACTCGGCATCCTCGGTTACGCCGACGGCGGTTTCCCCGATTACGGCGATCTGTTCATAGCAAATGAAAGAGGCCCTGAGCTTGTCGGCACTATCGGCAACCGTACCGCAGTTGCGAACTCGTCAAGCATAGAAATAGCAATATATAACGCTGTACGCTCGGCTATGTCTGACAGTTCAGGCGGTCAGTCCGCAGATATACACGTCACTGTCGATATAGACGGTGATACGGTCGGTGAAACCGTAGCACGCTATAATGCTGTCAGAAACCGCAGACTTAACGGAAGGAGTTAATATGCAGACACTTATAAAATTCGGCAGCTTCACGCCGATTTCGCCACGCTCATACGCTGTACAACGTTCCGACCTTGACAGCGAGGACAGCGGCAGAAGCGAAACAGGCAAGATGTTCCGCAACCGTATCAGAGCGGGCGTGTATAAGATACAGGTAACTTGGAGGGTGAACAGGTCGCAGCTTTCCGCTATAGCAAATGCGATTTCTCCCGATTCGTTTTCTGCAACATTTTTCGACCCGACCACAGCAAGCACAAAGACCTGCACGATGTATGCCGGCGACAGAAGCGCAACTATGGTACTTAACGCCGACACTGCCGCAGAAACACTGTGGGATTTAAGCGTAAACTTTATCGAATATTAAGAGGTGATTCTATGCTTGATGTATCGGCCGCTTACACGGCGGCTATTAAGGATAAAAACCGCACAGACCGCATTACAGGTACAATTAAACTCTGTGACGGCGAAACGATAAACATAACCGATGATATTATCGTGAACAACAGCGTCACGCTGAAAGAACAGCTTGTATCGGGTGATACCTTTGAAATAGGTACGTTCTACACAAATCAGCTTGATATAACGGTGTATGACAATAACTTTTTGTCAAGGACTTATGCGAATGCAAGGATAACGCCGAAATACGAAATACAGCTTGCCGATGGGACTTGGGAAAGTGTTCCGCTCGGAATATTTACGGTAGATAACAGCCTTACAAAGCGCAAGGGCAGTATCCACAAGCTGACGGCGTTTGACGACAGCACAAAGTTTGACGTTGATATATCGGCGTATTCGGGCGGAAAAAAGACGGTGCAGCAGCACATAAAGGATCTTGCCGCAGATGTCGGAATAACGCTTGTTACTACAGATTTCAGTTCATATCCGAACTACAATCTGATAGTGGATTCAACGGTTTCTTCGTCCGTGCAGACGTACCGTGATCTTATCGAGTGGTGCTGTGCGCTTATGGCGTCATCGGCAAGAATCAACAGGTACGGCAAGCTCGAAATTGTTAAACTCAAGGAAAAGAAGAAAACCGTTGACGGTGCGCTTGCGTATGACGCAGACTATACGGTCGAGGGGTATGAGCGTACCGGCACGGAGTTTTTTGACCTCAGAGCGCTGACGAAGTATTTTTCTACAACCTTTGACGGTGAACAGTATGTTTATGCCAACAATTCAACGCTTGAGGATGCAGTGGCACGGAAAGCAACGTTGTTTCTTCCCGAAAATCCGCTTTTGCAATCTGTATCGGACGCTGAACGCAAATCCGCATTTGAAGTGTGTGCGGACACGATTTATATCGCACTGCGCCGTGTGGAATTTTCTTTCAACGGAAATCCTGCTATTGAGTGCTTTGATACGCTTTGTGGTAATGGAGGAAAGATAGATGTAAACCGCACAATAGCTTTCTTCCCGACATCACTTGTATGGAAATACAGAGGGGCACATAAGGTAAGCTGTGCGTTTGCGGAACTGACGGATGAGGCAACAGAGAGCGCATCTGAGGCGGCAATATCAGTGGTGAATGCGAGCACAATAAACAAGATGCCTGTGCAAGTAAAAAGCAAGACAGAAAAACGTCTTGATGGGGTGGGTAAAACAGCTTTTGATGCCAGCAGTGTCGGCAAGTTCACCGCTACCGGCATCGGCTGTGAGATATTCAACGACTATGAAAATAATATCGCAAGCAGCACATACGCTCACGCTGAAGGAAACAGCACGAAGGCAATGGCACCCGGTACGCACGCAGAAGGGAACGGCACTGTCGCAAGCAACACATACGCACACGCTGAAGGGAGAGAAACAACTGCTTCAGGGGAGAGTTCACACGCTGAAGGAGAGAAAACCACAGCAAGCGGTTATTGCAGCCACGCAGAAGGGTATAATACCGTTGCAGACGGCGGATACAGCCATGCGGAAGGATACAATGCTCTTGCAAGCGGTTGGTACAGCCACGCAGGAGGAATAAACAGCAAAGCGAAAGCAGAAGCGTCCTTTGCTCACGGTATGTATGCGGTATCCGATTATCGAGGCGGTGCGGCTTTCGGTGTCAGCAACAAGACCAAAGACGCACTTTTTGTTGTCGGAAACGGCTCACCGGGAGGAAGTTACGAAAGCGATGCACTCGTGCTTGATAACGCAGGAAATCTGTGGGTGGCAGGCAGTATAAAGTGCGGCGGTGGCAGCGGAGGTTATACCTTGTCGCCTGCAACAGCCGACACGCTCGGCGGCGTGATGATAGGCGATAATATATCGGTAACGGCTGACGGGGTTATCTCGGTGAATCTGTCGGCATATCTGAAAAACACGGATATAGCGGACTGGGCAAAAGCTGAAAGCAAGCCTGTGTATACAGCGGAAGAAGTCGGGGCGGCAGAGAAGAATCATACACATAACGTGTCGGATATCACAGATATGCCAGAATGGACGAAAACCGAGAATAAGCCTGTATATACAGCAAGCGAGGTCGGTGCGGCAACAGCGGCAGATATTACTGCGGCGGTGAATGCTATCGAGATCGGCGGAAGAAATCTGCTGTATGACAGCACCGGAAATCTTAAAAAAGGCTGGAGCGGTAACACTATAATAACGGTTGATGGCGGAATATCAGGAAATAGCCTTGCAATATCCAGAACCGGCTATTCCGGCAATGCACGATATTTTGGCACGAGCAAGAGGCACTTTCTGACGGATTTCGAGGATGGCACAAGCTACACTCTGTCGGCGTGGATAAAGGTCAGAAGCGATGTCGAGCTTGACGCAAGCGGCTATGTAATGGCAAGATTCCGTTCCGCTGATAATACGAAGCTGCATATTTTACCGCTTACCGTCAACAGCAAAACCAAAAAGGACGAGTGGCTCTACTGCGAAAAGACTTGGACGATAGACGACAGCAACATAGCAAAGCTCGAATGCGTGGCGCTTGCGCTTGATAAAAACGGCATGATCGAGGCTTGCAACATCAAGCTCGAAAAAGGCACTAAGGCTACAGACTGGTCGCCTGCAGTCGAAGAGGATACGGAGCGTATCGCAAGCCTTGAAGCAAGAGTAGCGGCGCTTGAGGCTATGGCAGTATCGGGAGGTGAGGTATAATGTTGGATTTTGGTAGATGGATAGTCGAGGTCGCTGTGAACGGCGTTAAAAGCGGCAGTTTTGACAGGGCTTGGGCGGCTATGCAGCTCGGCAATCATTACAGCCGTGACAGGATAACGGCGGAGGATATTGCTAGGTTTGATGAGGAGATGAATGAGTATGAGGCAGAGATGAAGGCAGAGCAGGAAGAAATCGGTGAAGAACCGGTTGAAATAACAGATACCGAGTAATCGGTAGAAAGGAAAAAAGTTATGGAAAAAATCAACGGCATTTTCGGCGGAATAGTGGCTACTATCGGCGGCGTGATAGGGTGGATATGGGGCGATTTTACGCCCTTGCTTGCCGCTCTGATCGTGTGCATGGTGCTTGATTACATATCTGGCGTTGCGTGTGCGATTGTCAGAAAAGACGTGTCAAGCGAGGTCGGCTTTAAAGGCATAGTCAAGAAAATACTGATTTTAATGCTCGTCGGCGTTGCACACGTTTTAGACGCTTATGTGCTTAATTCGACTCCCGTACTACAGTCGGCGGTCATGATGTTCTTTATCGCCAATGAGGGTATATCGCTTGTGGAAAATGCGGCGGGGCTTGGTATACCGATACCGAAAAAAATGCTTGAAGTGTTAAAGCAGCTGAAGCTCAAGGGCGACAGCACAGAGAAAAGCGAAAGCGAGGAAGAATAATATGTTAAAAGTTAAGGGCATTGACATCAGCAGGGCACAGGAGCAGTTCGATTTTACGGCGGCTGTGTCGGCAGGCGTGAAGTTTGTAATTATCCGTGCCGGCATACGCACGGACGAGGACACTTATTTCAGACGCAATATCGAGCAGTGCAGAAAGCTCGGTATAGATTTCGGCTGTTACTGGTATGTTACGGCGGCAGACACAGCGGAGCTTGACAGGCAGATAAATGCGTGCGTCAAGGCAATAGGTGACGAAAAGCCGTCATATCCCGTGTTCTGCGACATGGAGGAACAGCGTCAGATAGACAACCTCACAAGCAAGGAAAGAACCGATATGGCGCTTGAGTTCTGCGACAGGCTGAATAAGGCAGGGCTTCCCTCGGGAGTGTACGCAAATCCTGCGTGGCTTGAAAGCTACTATCAGAAGGAACGTATTGTTGGAAAGCGTGATATATGGCTTGCACACTGGACCGAAAGCCCGGATTATGCAAGCCGGTATGACTACGGGCAGAAAATGTGGCAGTGGGGCATTGACAGTATCGCAGGCAAGGACGTTGACGGGGATATTTGCTTTGTGGATTATCCTGCGATAACGGCAAAATGGTATAAGGAAAACTGCGGTGATATGCCGGAAAAGCCGGAAAAGCCCGATAAGCCTGAGAATCTGTTCAAAAAAGGCGACAGCGTGAGGGTGAAGCGTGGTGCAAGGTTCACAAACGGAGTAGAACCGTATTCTTATGTGTATGATACGGTCTATACCGTTCAGCAGGTATCGGCAAGCGGCAAGGAAACGCTTATAGGCATCGGCTCGGTGCCTACCGGCTGGCTTTATACAGAGAATCTGTACAAGGCGGAAAGTGACGAGATAATGCAGAAATTCGCTGTAGGCGATAAAGTCAAGGTGAATTACGGTGCTAAGACGTATAACGGCGGTTCGCTTGCACTGTTTGTGTATACGAATGTGTACGAGGTTATGCAGGCAGGCTCGGGTGACAGAGAGGATTATATCGTCATCGGTCAGGGCGGGCAGGTCACTGCGGCGGTAAGAGCGGAGGATTTAAAGAAGGTTTAATAAACAGTTATCCCCCGGCGGAGCAAAAAGGCTCTGTCGGGGGATTTTTTTGTAGCTTTAGCAAAAATAAACCACCGCTTGAAGCGGTGGAATAAAAGACTTTAGTAAAAAGCCCTCCTATGATATAATAGAAGTGGGTTTGGCAACCACATGAATATCAAAAGGAGGACTGTCAAATGAATGACAATCATAGTTTATCACATTCAAAGTGGAATTGCAAGTATCACATAGTATTCGCACCGAAATACCGAAGGCAGGTAGTGTACGGGCAGTTGAAAGCAGATATAGGGAAAATACTGCGAACATTATGTGAACAGAAAAAAGTGAATATAATCGAAGCAGAAGCATGCCCGGATCACATACATATGTTGGTGGAAATACCACCGAACATAAGTGTAGCGCAGTTTATGGGGTATCTAAAAGGAAAGAGCTCATAGATGATATTTGATAGGCATGCAAATTTGAAATACAAGTATGGGAATCGGCATTTCTGGTGCAGAGGATATTACGTAGATACAGTAGGAAAGAACAAAAAGGCAATAGAAGAATACATACGAAACCAACTTACAGAAGATATAGCAAACGATCAAATAACACTGAAAGAGTATATTGACCCGTTTACGGGTAGCAAGAACCAGTAAGCAAAAAGAAACAGCCACTTGAGTGGCTGCTGTAAATGAGATGCGGTTGCCAGACTTTTCAGTGTGCCTTCAGGCACAAGCCGGTATTATGCCCTTGAAGGGCAAGTGCATACCACGCGTTCAACGCGTGGTTTTGATTATGTTTAATATATAGTTAGTCTCCTAACTTGACTAGCATTTGACTAGTGTTTTTCTGAATTTGTATGTATTTTTGCGTAAATTTACGTCTTTGGCGTTTAAAATTGATGTAAGTAAAAATCCCCGCAAATCCGTCTATAATGCGGATTTGCGGGGATTTGGATTTGGCACGCCTGATGCGATTCGAACGCACGACACATAGCGTCGGAGGCTTAGGCTCTATAGCCTGTAGATTGGCTTTACAACTGGTTTTATAGGCTGTTTGACTTGCAATTTGACTAGTGTTTGACTAGTGTTTTTATATGCTCTTACGTTGCTTGTCGCAATTTTGCGTTCAAATGTTCGTTAAATTTATCAATATTTTTTGCCTTGTAAGTCTTGTCTAAGTGCGTGTAAATTTTGAGGGTTGTGGATATATCCTTGTGGCCTGCCTGCTCTTTTGCTGTCATAATATCCACCCCTGCAAGATACATCAAGGTTATAAATGTATGACGTAAGCAGTGGGCTGTGAAAGGTTCAATCACGAACGGAACACCACCGGGCTGAAAACGGCTTGTCGGTTTGTCGGATAATGTGTTATCAAAATTGCCGTGCTCATAGTTCAGGACGGACATATAACTTTCCCACATTCTGCGCCAGGACGTGTTGCTGTGCATCTTGTCATTTGCAGTCCGGCATACGAGAAAGCCGTCATGCTCCGCACCTTTCAGATAGTCAACGAGCACATCGGGAATATAGACAATTCGTTTTGCGCTTTCGGACTTGCCGTAGTTTTTGACTTTAGCCTGATTGCCTGAGAACTCTACAAATCGTGCTACCTTGATAGTTTTGCCGCTAAGGTCAATATCATTCCATTGAAGCGGTATAAGCTCGCTCTTTCGTAACCCGGCATACATCATGATCATTGCAGCAGTCTGGGCTCTGTGGGGCGTAGTTCTTATCCACTCCTGCTCTTCATCGGTCAGAGCACGGCGCTCCTCCGCAGGCTTTACCTTTGCAGGAAGTTTTACATTCCGGAAAACGTTATAGTCGGTGGCTCTGTTCTCAATAGCCAGGTCAAGGACACTTACCGATATTTCATACACCGCTTTAATTGTTCTCTTGGAATAGTCCTCCTGAGCCATATCTATGAGAATATCACGCAAATCCGATGAGGACAGTTTTGCTATCGGAAGATTATACAACGGTTCAAGGTGCTTGTAGTAGCTCTGCGTATTCTTATACCACTGTTCCGAAACGTCGGGTTGCTTGTATTTTATCCACTTTTTGCCCCAGTAGTCGAAGGTTTCACGGCAAGCATCAAGATCTATACCTTTACCAAGCTTGATTTTAAGCGAGTTGGACTTTTCTTCGACTTCTTTCTTTGTGTTTCCGTAAACAACACGGTATTTCTGCTTGCCGTTGTTATCGGTACCGATATAAACCGATTGCTGATAACGGCCGTCCGCACGTTTTTTCATATTTACACCTCCTATAATATTTCCCCGCTTGTTACGGCGGGGAAATATTCATATATTTGCGTTTTTACCGTAGAATATCTTGCCGCTTTCTAAGTTCTTTTTGTAATAGCAGGATTTAGAACGGATTATATCCGGGTGCAAGCACTTTTTAGCATCTGAACACTTCAAATATAATCCGCAACACCCAAAATGATCTGTTGGCTCAAATATTCTGACATTCTCATCAGTAATAAGTTCAGCAGCTTTTACAGCTTCGTTTTGTGTGTGGAATGTACATTGTATGAAATTCTGAGGGCTTTTCAGCAATTTTGTACCTGCAGGAGATATTTCAAGCGTATCATAAACTCTTTTATTGCAAGAAATTACCGTGAATTTTGTATTCACTTTGAAGAAAAGACATTTTTCAAAATAGATCGAATACCCGGTAAGTTTGTCTTTGCTTTTGTTTTCCTGTATGCTGAAAAGCCCGTTTGAACATTTCCATTTTGCTGAAACTGTGACTATTATGTTTTCTAAAGTAGTTTTACAATCTAAATCTTCGGGTTCATTTTCAAATAATGCTACCTGCTCTATCATAACTGCACATCCTTTTCTTTTAGTATCATAATCGGATAGCCTTTGCTTCTGAGTTCAATTGCTTTCTTCGCCTTAGTGCCATAAGTTCCGCAAGCCCAGCTGTCAGAACCTTTTTCGCCTATAAGAAGAATGTCGGTTTTTCTTGTAACGTTACTAACTACCGTAGCACCTATTTCAGACAATCTTTCTTGTACTTCTTGCTTACTCCCATAATCAAAATCACCGGTCAGACAGATAGACTTGTTGCTAAGCTCTATATCAACGGCTCCTATTTCTGCATTAAGCGGATTGATTTGTGCTTTAAAAAATTCGAGGAGATAATCGAGCTCGGATTGCTCTATTATTCCGTCCTCAATCACTTTCCAGATTGCGTTATTTATAATGTCGTATGGGTAATTACCTGCGAGCTGTTCGTTATTGTTCATCCATTCTTCAAGTCTTAACAGTTCTTCTTGTGTTAGAATGTCATCGCAGGTTATGCCTATCAATATGCCGTGCAAAGTTTGTAACCCTTTTGTAATAGGATTCAGCACTCTTTGTTTCGGCGGCTTTATTTCAAGTACAAGAGCGGAATGATTTTTCAATGCTGTCATTAAGCTGTGAGTATGGTAGCAGTCTGCAAGAGCTCTGTGATGTATACCGCTATCTTTTATTCCGAGCTGTATTATCATATCTTCGAGCTTGTGGCTGACATCGGGGTATTCTTGCTTGCATGCAGCCAAAGTATCGTATGTATCATTTTTAAAATCAAGCCCATAAGCAACGCATTTTTTACTGATGAAATTAGCGTCAAATGCAATGTTATGTCCTACGACCGTATCATTATCAACAAATCGCAGAAAATCAGATAGGGTATCGTCAAGCTCTTTTGCATCTGCCAACATATCATCTGTTATGCCGGTAATCTGAGAAATAGTTTTTGACAACGGCTTGCTCGCTTTTATAAGCTGAGAAAATTCAGCAACGATTTTGTTATCACGAACACGCAAAGCACCGATTTCGATGATATTATCATTGTCCGGCGATAAGCCTGTTGTTTCGATGTCTACTATCGAGCAGTCGTTCAGTTCCTGTATATTCATTGTTGCACCTCCTATTTCAAACGCTTAATAACAACGACTGCTTACTGCAAATATGTAATCCTTCGAATAAAAAAAGAAAGGTTTTATCGGTACTTTAGTCTGCTCGTAGTTCCAACAAGCGTCAAACATTTTGTTTTCGATATCGAGTAATGAATCTACGTTAATACCTTTGCGTTGCTGTTCAGAATGTGACATCAATTGTATTTTGTCAATATCAGTACCACTAAGATACTGCCATATTTCGTATGACAAACTGGATATTCTATTTTGCACCACAACGGTAGACACATTGTACATATTACTTAGTTTTTCCGATAAATCAAAAATTGGCATTGAGTGCTCGTCAAATGTTTTACTTTCATTTCTAATTATCGGAAGTATTTCTTTGTATGGCATAAGAAATTCAGCTGCACCCTCATTTGCAAGCCATTCAATATAACTATTTTGATTAGGTCTAGTATTTCCAAAACAATTCAAAGTAGTTCCAGGCTCATCAACAGTCAAAATGTGTGTTAGTTCATGAAATCCATGATAGTTTTGTTCGACAAACGACTTGTTTTCGTTTAATAGTATAACATGATTCTCATCTCTGTTTTTAGCAATTCTAACAATTCCTCGCAAATCATACGTCGAAAAAGGAAGTGTTTTTATCTTAACATTCTTAAATTTCTTACATAATTCAAAAATATCAAGAGGATAATCTGAACTAGAAATATTAAACTGGACTCTTTTTTCTGCGATTAACTTATATAGTTTTTCCTTAGTGTAGTAACTAATAATTATTCCTCCTTATTGCCCTTATCTTTAAGTTTCAAAATCATTGCAATTGCCATTTCAATATCATTAGGGTCTATTCCATTGTCTTGTGCTTTTTTTGCGAAACTAAAATAAATATTATTCACTTCATTGTTTAGATTACTATCGTCACCTATCAAATCACTAACTGAGACGCACAAAAAAGTTGCAATTTCTTTTAAGTATTTATTGTATGATCTGCTTTTTCCGTTTTTCCATGCTGAATAAGTACTTTTATCTAACCCTAGATAATCGGTGAGTTCTTTTTGTGTTTTATTTTTTTTAATAAGCAATTCTGAAATTTTATCTATTATCTCCATATTTTCACCCTCCTTTTTGTTGGGATTTAACAAAGTTGAAAAAATAACAACTTAAAGGGTTGACAATTGGAATAATATCAACTATAATATGCGTATACGGTTGATGAAATTCCAACTTTTCTTTAGTTCAAGTTTAGCTGACAGACTAAAGGAAAGTTTACAATTTTTAAACTTTGTTGATTTAATAGTAACAGTTTTATCAACTTGTGTCAATAGTATCAAACGAAATTTGTTGATTTGCTGAAAGGAGGTAGGAATATGTACGATGAATTTAGGCATTTTGCCAAAGAAAATCTTAAGAGTAAGCGGATGACATATTATAAACTTGCGAAGAAGATTGGTTTTACAGAAAGCACGATTAAATGTTTTATGTGCGGGGCAAATAACAGTCGAAAGGTTGCTGAAAAAATTGCAGATGAATTAGGAGTAAAACTAGTTTACTGTGATAAAAAGTACATACCATTTTTTAAAGATTAAAGGAGGACATACATGAACAATTTACAGATTTTCAACAACGCCCAGTTTGGCGAGATAAGGACAATTGATGAGAACGGCACAGTGCTGTTCTGTGGCTCGGACATTGCAAAGGCACTCGGGTATTCAAACACAAAAGACGCACTTGCAAGACATTGTAAAGAAGATGGGGTAGTGTTTCACGACCTCATCGACAACATGGGCAGAGAACAGCATGCAAAATTTATCAACGAGGGCAATGTCTACCGCCTGATAACGCACAGCAAGCTTCCTGCGGCTGAACAGTTTGAGAGCTGGGTGTTTGACGAGGTGTTGCCAACAATACGCAGAAACGGTGCATATATGACAGACGATACACTTGAGTATGCTCTGACGTCTCCGGACTTTCTGATACAGCTTGCAACAAAGCTCAAAGAAGAAAAAGCAAAGCGTATAGAGTTAGAAGCACAGGTTGAGCAGGACAAGCCTAAAGTGTTATTTGCAAGAGCAGTCGAAACGGCACACACATCCATACTGATAGGCGACCTTGCGAAAATCCTTAAGCAAAACGGCGTTCAGACAGGACAGAAAAGGTTATTCGAGCAGTTAAGGCAGGACGGTTATCTGATAAAGGGCGGCAATTCGCACAATATGCCCACACAGAGAGCAATGGAAATGGGATTGTTTGAAGTCAAGGAAAGCACGGTGAACAATCCGGACGGTTCGATAAGAATAAATCGTACAACAAAGGTAACCGGAAAAGGTCAGACATATTTTATAAACAAATATATGGCGGTGTAAGTGAGGTGCGTTATGTACAAAAAGACACAGTTCCCTGAGATGATGAATACGGAACAGGCGGCAAGGTACATCGGAATAGACACGGGTACCTTGCGTAAATGGGCAAGGAACGGAGATATTCCTGCTCACAAGGTAGGACCTAAGCTCTGGCGGTTTTTCAAGTCAGAGCTCGCAGAAAGGATGGAGATGAATGAAAATAGCTAAGATAATCGCCTACATACTCTCACAGCTCCTGCGGCTGTGGATAACAGCCTCTGCCGCCATGATGATGTACATACCTATGTCAGCACTGGCTTACGCAGAAAGGGGCTATAAAGCCGTAGGCGGCGAGATGTTACCCGTTGCAATAGTTGCTGTTGCGGTCTGGTACGGGCTGGGATGGCTTATGCGGGAGTGGTGCAAGGATATGATAGGAGGCGGACACGATGACAGATCTTGAGCGAATTGCCAAGGAAGCCACCGATCACGGCATGAGCTACGGCGAGTATGTTGCCTGGCAGGCAAGAGCCACAATTGAGCAACAGCAAAACTTCCGCAGAGCACGGCAGGTAGCGGAGATACGAAGAAAGAGAGGAAAGAAGAAATGAAGTATAAGGTAACAGCTACGTTTGATGCAATAAACGAGGCAATGGCGCTTGTCAATGCTCTTGTCGGTGTTGTCGATGAGGTCGAGATGATTGACGAGGAGGACGAAGACGATGTATAAATGCGAACGTTGTGACTGGACAGGCTCGGCATCAGAGCTTGGACACTACACTGAGTATCGTGGCGAGTGTCACGGTGCACCTGCGTGGGAAACATTACCGTGTTGCCCGGAGTGCGGATATGATGTTGAGAACATCAAAGAAGAGTAAAAAAAAAGAGCTCCCCGAAGGGAGCAAAGCAAATTTTACACAAGACCAGTATAACACTGGCAGGAGAAAAAGTCAATATGAGTATCAAAGAAAAACTTACAGCTGAGCTGACAGACGCAAAGCTCGGCAAGTATGAAACAGCAGTAAAGAATGCTGTGATGAAAACTATCTGCAAATTCTGCGAGCAGAATGCAGAGTTTAAACAGGCCATAGAGCAGTCAGGCAAGTCTTTTGCCGACTGCCTCAAGGCAACGGTCAAAGGTGTAGGCGCAAGTCTCGAAGATCTCGAAGTATACAAGCGTGCTGTAGCGTTTTACTTTCCCGGTGCGGATATAAAATGCACTATGACGCTTGATCTCGGTGACGGCGGATTCAGCAACAGCAACAGCAAAACATCCACAGAAGCAGACAGCGGCAAGCTACAGCTTGACCTCGACAGTCTGCTCGACTTCTGAGGTGTGGCATGACAAGAAAAGAAGCCGAAAGCTATACAGACAATTTTCCGCCGCTTACAGCAGAGCTTGAGCGTGAGCTTAGAAAGACGTTGCCGATTAAGTATCTTATTATAGATAATGGCGGCACAGCATATTGCACGGCATGCGAAGAAAAGCTGTATCCCGGTGAGTATGACAGCTCAATCAAACACAGACAGACTACCGTATGCTCGCACTGCGGCGAAACTGTCACTGCAATATACAATCATCACAACTTTCACGGCTCGGTTGTTGAGTGCAAATCAAATGTCGGAGTGTTTTTGTCAGACGGCAAAACTGATAATCTGTACATACGTTTCTATACGGTTACGCTGCTTTTTAATGCTCGTGAAATTATGCCGCATATTGCAATCAATGAGGTTCAGCGGTATTTGTTCACGGCAAATCAGGCGTTCCGTTATGGTCCTAAAGACGCATGGGAGAGTAAAAACGGTTACTACACAAAGGTAGTGACAGGCTGGGGGCTGCGAGCAAAATTTAGCGAGCCTGTATTTCAAAATTATTGGGATTATTATACCTTAGTTAATTTTCCCGCATTAAAAGGAACAGCTTGTGCTCATTCGGCAATAAGCGAGAACTTCGGAAGCATATCATATCTGCGGTTCTGGCAGTCGCACAAAAATGTTGAGGCGCTCGTTAAGTGTGGCTTATATAACAGCGTAAAGTGCAACAAAGACATGATCAACTGGGCTGAAACCGAACCGCACAAAATGCTCGGTGTAACAAAAGATGTTATGCGGGCAATCCGCAAAGGACAAATCGGGTACAGAGATTATTTTGAAGCGAGAGAGGCATTTCCTAAGATTATCGACCTTAAAAGTCTTATTGATACATTCAATTTTGTTCACTATTCTTTTGGCACACTTGACGAACTTGAAAAAAGACTCGTTTTGTTACCTGCCGACAGATACGAAATTATGAAGTATCTTGTAAAGCAGAAAACCCCGATTTATGACTATATGGATTATGTCCGTATAATGCAGAGCTTCAACGCCGATTTCAGCGACAGACAGATATGCTTTCCGAAAAATCTTAAAGCGGCTCACGACCGTGCAGAAGCTATGCGACAGGCACGGGAGCTTGAAGAAAAAGCAAAGAAAAACGCTAAACTGGCTGAACAGCTGAACACTTTGAAATTAAAGCGAAAGATACTTGAATTTTCGATTGGTGATTACTTTATCCGTCAGCCTGACAGCACGGACGAAATAGTCGTCGAAGGTCAGAAGCTAAGCCACTGTGTCGGCGGCTACGCCGAAAGGCACGCAATCGGCAAGCTGACAATTATGTTTCTCCGCCGAAAATCTGCACCTAACGAGCCGTATTACACGATAGAGGTATCAAATGACTATAAAATAGTTCAGTGCAGAGGTTATAAAAACAACTGGGTTGAAAATGGCGGACAGAAAAAACCACAAGAAATAATCAATGTCGAGAAGATGTATCAGCAGTACCTTGACGGTATTGCGGCGAAAAAATCAAAAACAAAATCAAGGAGGAAAACAGCATGACCGAACAGCTTACACTGTATCAGCAGGCTCAGGCGGTGCATCAGAATCTGATGATTCAGGAACAGGTTGCAGCTCAGTCTTTAACGCAGATTGCCATAGACCTTAAAGAAATCAGAGATAGGCGGCTTTATGCAGAACTCGGATATTCAGATTTTGCCGAATACTGCGAAAACGCCACAAAGACGGGAAAAAGACAGGCTTATAATCTTATATCGCTTGTCGAGCAGTACAAGATTGACGATCTTTCCAGACTTGCGTATCTCGGCAGTACCAAACTGATCGCTCTTAAATCTCTCGGCAAAGAGGAACGTGAGGAGCTTATAGAGAGCGGCAAAGCCGAAGAACTGTCAGTGAGAGAGCTCAAGGAAAAGATAAAGGAGCTTACCGATAAAAATGAACAATTACGCTTTGAGTTTACATCAGTAACTGACAGTGACAAGGATAAAGACAGCAAAATCAATTCGTTGCAGGCACAGCTTGACGATACAGGAAATGCTATGCGGCGAACCGCAGAAGAAAATGAAAAGCTGAAGTTACAGATAGCTGAACTTGAAAAGCGTCCTGTCGAAGTGGCAGTTGCCGAACCGTCGGTCGAGGATATTGCAAAAATAAGAGCAGAAGCCGAAGCTGCCGCAAGAGCGGAATACGATAAAAAGCTTGCTGATGAAAAGAAAAAAGTGCAATCGATTGCACACGAAGAAGCAAGTGGTAACGGTAAAGAAATCTTCAAGATTCATCTGAAAAATATACAGCGTGAATTCAATGAAGCGTTAGAGCTTGTAAGCAATGCGTCAGAAAATGAACGCAGCAGTTATATAAAGGCTTTCCGTGCCGCACTGAATGCGTGCGAGGATTTGATTGCAAAGTTATAAGGAGGAAAACCAAATGTCAGTAAAAATCAGTTCGCTTGAAATTGAAAATGTCAAGCGAGTAAAAGCGGTACAGTTAACGCCTGCCGAGAACGGTCTTATGATAATCGGCGGTAAGAACAATCAGGGCAAGACATCGGTACTTGACGCTATCGCATGGGCACTCGGCGGTGACAGGCTGAAACCGTCACAGGCTGTGCGGGAAGGCTTTGTGATTCCGCCCCACATGGAAGTTACGCTCAGCAACGGTATAAAGGTAGTCAGGAGCGGCAATAACAGTACGCTCAAGGTTATTGATCCGGACGGCAACAAGGGCGGTCAGCAGCTGCTCAACGAATTCGTAGAACAGTTTGCGCTTGATCTTCCTAAGTTTCTCGACCGGTCGAGCAAGGAAAAGGCGGATACTCTCCTCAGAATAATCGGTGTAGGCGATAAGCTGTACGAGCTTGAAACCGAAGAACAGAAGCTGTACAATCAGCGTCACACTATCGGTCAGATAGCGGATCAGAAGAAGAAATACGCTAAGGAAATGCCGGTATTCGCAGATGCTCCGAAAGAGTTTGTGTCAGCAACCGAGCTTATCAGACAGCAGCAGGATATTCTTGCAAGAAACGGCGAAAATCAGCGTAAAAGACAGCTCAGAGAGCAGTACGACAGAGAACTTGAGTTGGCTCGGAAGGCATACGAAGAAGCACAGGCAAGACTTGAAACAGCAACGGCAAACGCAGAAACCGCACATCGTGACGCTGAAGACCTTGCAGACGAGAGCACGGCAGAGCTTGAACAGAGTATAGCAGACATTGAGCAGATAAACGCAAAGGTCCGTGCAAATCTTGACCGTGAAAAAGCTGAGCTTGACGCTGAAGCGTATAAAACTCAGTATATACAGCTTACCGAAGAAATACAGTCTGTCAGAAAAGCTAAAACAGATCTTCTTGACGGTGCAGACTTACCGCTTGAGGGCTTGTCGGTAGATAACGGCGAGCTTACATACAACGGTTTTAAATGGGATAATATGTCCGGCTCGGAACAGCTCAAGGTTGCGACCGCAATTGTCCGCAAGCTCAATCCTAATTGCGGATTTGTGCTTATAGACAAGCTGGAACAGATGGATACCGATACGCTGAACGACTTTGGCAGATGGCTTGAAAGCGAGGGCTTACAGGCAATCGCCACAAGAGTTAGCACGGGTGACGAGTGCAGTATCATAATCGAGGACGGCTATTCAAAGCCGGTTGAAAAGAAAGAAACTACAACATGGAAGGCAGGTACATTTTGATGAGTACAACAATGAACATCACTAAAGGCAGAATCGAAACCGCCAAGAAGGTGGTTATATACGGCCCTGAGGGAATAGGCAAGTCAACGTTTGCATCGCAGTTTCCCAATCCGTTATTCATCGACACCGAGGGTAGTACAAAGGAAATGGACGTTGCCCGTTTTGATAAACCGACATCGTGGGAGTTGCTTAAGAGCCAGATTGAGTATGTCAAGCTCAATAAGCCTTGTGCTACGCTTATAATTGATACGATAGACTGGGCGGAACAGCTTTGCATCAAGTCTATCTGCGATAAGTACGACAAAAAGGGCATCGAGGATTTCGGCTATGGCAACGGTTATGTGTACGAAAAGGAAGAGTTCGGCAGGTTCCTTAATCTGCTTGAAGAGGTTATCGAAGCCGGAGTTAACGTTGTACTCACAGCTCACGCTATTCTCAGAAAGTTTGAACAGCCCGATGAACTCGGAAGTTATGATCGCTGGGAACTGAAGCTCGGCAAGAAAACAACCAATCTGATCTCTCCTCTTGTAAAAGAATGGGCTGATATGGTGCTTTTCGCAAACTACAAGACTATTTCGGTAGCGGTTGACAAGGACGGCAAAAAACATAAGGCGCAGGGCGGCAGACGCATAATGTACACGTCACATCATCCCTGCTGGGACGCAAAGAATCGTTACGGTTTGCCGGAAGAAATTCCGATGGAGTACGGGCAGATAAAGCACATTATCGAAAGAAATATTGCCGCACAGCCTGCCGCTACCGTTCAGACTGCGCCTGTTGCAAAAGTGGCAGCCGCAGAAAACGCAACAACCGCCACGAATGATAATGTAACGCCGGCTCCTGCTCCGGCAATAACGCAGGAAAGCTCAGGAATACCCAAAGCTCTTGCGGACCTTATGACAGCAAACAGCATAACGGAAGAGCAGATAAGAGCGGCAGTAGCAAGCAAGGGATATTTCCCTGCCGATATGCCGATAAAGGACTATCCCAAGGAATTTATCGAGGGCGTGCTTATCGGGGCATGGGAGCAGGTAAAAGCAATGATAACGGAAATGCTTATGACAGACTATGAGAACGAGGCTTACCTGTTCTGATAAACGAAAGGAGAAATAACACATGAGTGAATTTGAAAAAGAATTAGGCTGGGACGACGTAATTGAGAAAGAAAGCGATTTTACGCTTCTTCCCGCAGGTGACTACGACTTTACGATAACAGGCTTCGAGCGTGCGAGATATGAGGGCGGCGAAAAACTGCCGCCTTGCAACAAGGCTGTAGTATCTATTCATATAGACGCTCCGGAAGGCTCAACTACAATTCAGCATAATCTGTTTTTGCACAGCAAGTGCGAGGGTATGCTTTCGGCATTCTTTATCGGCATAGGTCAGAAGAAACACGGCGAACCGCTTCGCATGAACTGGAACAACGTCATCGGTGCCAAAGGTCGGTGCAAGGTGTACATAGATACTTGGAAGAACAAGAACGGCGAAGAAATGCAGTCTAACAGAATAAAAAAATTCTATGAGCCGTCACCTGCACAGACTGTTTCTCAGGCACCTGCAAGCTCTCAGGCGGGTGTATTTACACCGGGTAAATTCTGATGGAATTAAGACCGTATCAGAAAGAAGCCAAAACAGCGGTACTTTCACAGTGGGAGCAGGGTAATTCAAAAACCCTGCTCGTACTGCCTACGGGTTGCGGTAAAACGATAGTTTTTGCAAAAATCGCAGAAGACCGTGTCCGCAACGGAGAAAGGGTACTTATACTTGCGCACAGGGGCGAACTGCTTGAACAGGCGGCGGACAAGATACTGAATGCATGTGGGCTTGGCTGTGCTGTAGAAAAGGCGGAAGAAAGCTGTATAGGCTCATGGTATCGTATAACGGTAGGCTCTGTACAGTCGCTTATGAGAGAAAAGCGACTTGCACAATTTTCAAAAGACTATTTCAATACGATCATAATTGATGAAGCGCATCATTCCATTTCGGACAGCTATCAGAAGATACTCGGATATTTTGATGAAGCAAAGGTACTCGGAGTTACGGCAACGCCGGACAGAGGAGATATGAAAAATCTCGGACAGGTATTCGACAGCCTGGCGTATGAATATACTTTGCCGAGAGCTATCAAAGAAGGGTATCTTTCACCGATAAAGGCACTCACCATTCCTCTGAAACTCGATTTGACAGGTGTCGGTACTCAGGCAGGAGATTATAAGGCGAGTGACATTGACACAGCTCTTGACCCTTATCTGTATCAGATAGCGGATGAAATGCTGAAATATTGCAAGGAACGTAAAACGGTAGTGTTTCTGCCGCTTATAAAAACGAGTCAGAAATTTTGCAAGATACTTAACGAAAAAGGCTTCCGCTCTGCAGAAGTCAACGGAAATAGCATTGACAGAGGTACTGTTCTTGCTGATTTCGATAGCGGTAAATATAATGTGCTGTGTAATTCGATGCTTCTGACGGAAGGCTGGGACTGTCCAAGCGTCGATTGCGTAATAGTTCTCAGACCTACTAAGGTAAGAGGGCTGTACTGTCAGATGGTCGGCAGAGGAACAAGGCTTTGTGAGGGCAAAAAAGATCTGTTGCTCCTTGATTTTTTGTGGCATACCGAAAGGCACGAGCTGTGTCGTCCTGCACATTTGATATGCGAAAGCCCGGAAGTCGCCGAAAAGATGACTGAAAATATTGCAAAGGCAGGTATGCCGGTTGACATTGAGCAAGCGGAAGAAAAAGCAAAAGAAGATGTAGTTGCTCAGCGTGAGGAAGCACTTGCAAAACAGCTTGCGGAAATGAAAAAACGCAAGAGAAAACTTGTAGATCCTCTCCAGTATGAAATGAGCATTCAGGCGGAAGACTTATCTTCTTATGTTCCTGCGTTCGGTTGGGAGTGCTCTCCGCCGTCGGATAAGCAAAAGGCGACCCTTGAAAAGCTCGGTATATTCCCCGACGAGATAGACAATGCCGGCAAAGCTCAGCTGTTACTTGATAGGCTCGGCAAACGGCGCAATCTCGGACTTACTACTCCAAAGCAGATACGTTTTCTTGAAAGCAGAGGTTTTCAGCACGTAGGTACATGGCAGTTTGAAAGTGCAAGAAATCTGATTGACAGAATAGCGGCTAACAACTGGCACGTTCCGAACGGAATAGATCCTGCAAGCTATGAACCGAAGGTGGTGAATAATTCAGATGTCGGAATTTGATTTTGACCTTAACGAAGCACTTAAATATATAAGCCCGTCAGACCTTTCCTATCAGGAATGGGTGAATGTCGGTATGGCACTCAAAGAAGAGGGCTATTCCGTTACCGTATGGGATAACTGGTCGGCAAATGACAACAGATACCATAAAGGCGAATGTGAAAAGAAATGGGAGAGCTTCAACGGCTCTTCCTCGCCTGTCACGGGCGCTACCATAGTTCAGATGGCTAAGGACAGAGGAATGATGTTCGGCACGGGAGAAGACCGTGAACTTGACTGGGACGATGAAATATCATACGAACATCACGATGAACACGTTGTTGTAAACAAAAACTGGATAGAGGGCAAAGAAATAAACGCTCCGACAGACTGGCAGCCTCACAGAGAAATAATCAGATACCTTGAAGCATTATTCGAGCAGAGCGAAAATGTCGGATATGTTGTGCAAAGCTACGAAAAAGACGGTAAATTCATACCTGCCAACAAGGGCTATTATGACCGCACGGCAGGTCAGCTTATCGAATCATTGTCGCAGTGTGACGGCGATATAGGCTCTGTTCTCGGTGATTACAACACTCAGGCGGGGGCGTGGATACGTTTCAATCCTCTTGACGGCAAAGGCGTAAAGAATGAAAACGTAACCGAATACAGATATGCGCTTGTCGAAAGCGACAATGTAGATATAGAAAAACAGCACGCAATCATCTGCGAGCTTGAACTGCCCGTAGCTGTGCTTGTGTACAGCGGAAAGAAGTCACTGCACGCTATTGTAAAGGTAGATGCCGCAAATTACGATGAATACCGTAAACGTGTAGATTTTCTGTATCAGATATGTCAGAAAAACGGACTGTCACCCGATACGCAGAATCGTAATCCGTCAAGATTATCACGTCTTCCCGGTGTTCAGCGTGGTGAAAACAGGCAGTATATAGTTGATACAGACATCGGTAAAAACGGTTGGGATGAGTGGCGGGAATGGATAGAAAGTGTAAATGACGACCTGCCCGATACCGAGAGCATGGCTGATGCGTGGAACAATCTTCCGGAACTTGCACCGCCACTTATTGATGGTATACTCAGACAGGGACATAAAATGCTTATCGCAGGACCGTCAAAGGCGGGTAAGTCGTATGCTCTTATAGAAATGTGCTGTGCAATAGCGGAAGGCAAAGAATGGCTTGGCTGGAACTGTACCAAAGGTAGGGTGTTGTATGTAAATCTTGAGCTTGACAGGGCTTCTTGCCTGCACCGTTTCAAAGATGTATATACAACACTTGGCTGGGAACCTCAAAATCTTAGTAATATTGATATATGGAACCTAAGAGGTAAGTCTGTGCCGATGGACAAGCTCGCACCGAAACTTATCCGCCGTGCGAGCAAGAAGAACTATATCGCCATTATCATAGACCCGATTTATAAGGTTATTACCGGTGACGAGAACAGCGCAGATCAGATGGCGCATTTCTGCAATCAGTTTGATAAGGTATGCACGGAACTTGGCTGTGCAGTTATATACTGCCATCACCATTCAAAAGGTGCACAGGGCGGTAAGCGTTCAATGGACAGAGCCTCGGGTTCAGGTGTATTCGCAAGAGATCCCGATGCACTGCTTGACCTTACGGAGCTGGAGCTTACCGACAGCATAATAAAGCACGAAAAAGATAAGATGACCTGTAAGATCTGTTACGATCAGCTGAAGAAATGCGGACACGAAGACGATGTTTCACAGGATGATATATGCAGTGCAAAGCAGATGCGTGAAGCGCTCAGAAACGCTGTGCCGGACGCAGATTATAAGCATGTGTGTGATTTCATTACCAAGTGTGAAAAACGCACAGAGAGCCGTACAGCGTGGCGTATAGAAGGCACGCTCCGAGAGTTCCCGAAGTTCCCGCCGGTGAACGTTTGGTTTGATTATCCCGTTCATCGTATAGACAAGACCGACGTATTAAAAGACATACAGCCCGATGACGGCAGAGCAGTAGGCTGGCAGAAGAATTTCAGCAAGAAAAAGACCGAAAAGGAACGTAAGGACGAGCGTAAAGAATCGCTCGAAACGGCATTTGATGCTTGCATGATTGACGGCAAGGTTACTTTATCCGGTATGGCCGAGTATATGGGCGTGACCGAAAAGACGGTCCGAAACCGTATAAAAGAGCACGGCGGTTTCTGGATTGACGATAACGAGGTAGGGAAAAAGTCGAAGTGAAAACTTTCATTGCGAGGGAAAATCTCGGTGATTTTCATTTTCACTGACAGGGAAAATGTCGAGAAAATTTCTTTCACTGTCAGTGAAAAAGTCGAGAATTTTCACTTTCCCTACAGAGTGAAAAAGTCGGTGAATTATCGAGATTTTCACTGTCAGGGAAAATGCTATATACTACGTATATAGGTTTTTTCTTTCCCTGACGGTCACAGGGTGAAGTAGTCGTGCGACAGCTACGCACGACGACTTCTTCCCCTGACTGTGACAAAAGCACTGATTAAAAATCCAAAAGGAGATGTTAATATATGGGTAATAGCTTGAGCTTTTTTATGCCGATGATACCGCCTACGGTAACGGCACAGGAACACAAAGTAACGGTTTCTCACGGCAAGCCGATATTCTATGATCCGCCCGAAGTCAGATCGGCGAAGGCTAAACTGACAGCGTACCTTTCTCAGCATAAACCCGACAAGCCGTATAAAAAGGGCGTAAGGCTGACGACAAAGTGGCTGTTCCCGAAAGAACGGCACAAAGACGGAGAGTATCGTATAACGAAGCCAGATACCGACAATCTTCAGAAAATGCTGAAGGACTGCATGACTGTTTGCGGGTTCTGGACTGACGATGCGCTTGTCGCAAGCGAGATATGTGAAAAGTTCTGGGCGGCAAATCCCGGAATATATATCAAGGTCGAGGTGCTGAAATGACGATAGACGAAGTTCAGCAGGCTATTGTAAGCGGTCAGACCGTAAGGCATACACACGGAGGAATAACCGCCGAATACACAATAAGCGGTGTTATATCCCGTTACAGCAAGATAAGAGGCTGGTATTATGTGCTTGAGCTTAAAGACAAGAAAGCAGACAGCTTGTCTGTTGTGAATATGGAGGAGGTACAATGACCAAACAAGAACTTAAAGATTACCGCTACACCTGCAAGTGTATCAAGCAGCTTGAATCAGAGTTGAACGATGCGGCAGTAACCGACAGCACGCAGGGTTCGCAGAGCGAGTACCCCTATGTCAAACATAGCGTCACGATTTCCGGCGTTCCGGATAACGATACACACCTTGCCAAGAAAAGAAGACTGTCCGAACTTAAAGCACAGAAAGCAGAAGTAGAACGCTTCATCGGCAATATTGCGGACAATCAGACAAGGGATATGTTCTACTACAGGTACATACAAGGCTATACAATGGTGAGAACTGCGGTAGAAATCGGTGGAGATAACACACCCGACAGTGTGAGAATGCGAATAAATCGGTATTTGCGTTAATGTTGTTCGTTTTGTTCGTTTTAAGGGTGCTATAATTTAAAATGACAAAATATAAATAAATTGTTGACACCTCCAAAATAATCGGTTATAATGTAGAAAACTGGTGTTTTTTTGGAGGTGTCAATGATGAGTGAACAAAATGTAAAACAATCAAAAAGTGATTCTGAAGTCCAAAATAATAAAAAATGTTTTATAATCATGCCTATATCTACACCAGAGGGCTATACAGAGAATCATTTTAAGCAAGTTTATGAGACGATAATTGCGCCAGCCGTAGTAAAAGCTGGTTATGAGCCTTATAGAGTGGATGATGATCGTATTTGTGATAGCATAATCGATAAAATATTGAGAAATCTTGTCGAATGCGAAATGGCAGTATGTGATTTAAGCTCAAGAAATCCTAATGTCATGTATGAATTAGGCATAAGACAGGCTTACGGCAAAAAAGTTGTTTTAATACAAGATGAGAAATCTCAACCTATATTTGATGTCTCAGCAATCAATACTGTGTTCTATAATAGTAGACGCATCTATGAAGACGTTATTGCGTCCCAAAACAATATTTCAGAAGCAATAATATCAACAGCTAAAGAAGATAGTATTTCATTAATGTCGATTGCGAATATGCGTCCTGCTACTATTGAAGCGCAGAGTGAAAATGATGATAAGCAGATTTCAGAAAAGTTGTTACTTTCAATTTTAAGCACAGTAAGAAGATTGGAACAATCACAAGTGATGCAAAGTAGAAAATTGAATGTTCCTATTACGTCTAACGATTACATACTTGCTAGATATTTCGATTTGCAAAATGATATTGATAAAGCAATTAGCCGTCAAAAAGTTGATAAAGATGAGCTAGATTACTATCGTAGAAAAATATCATTTTTTATTAGTGAACTGCTACATGATTCAAATATGTTGTCTGATGAACAAAAAGATATTTTAGCTTCAGCTATCAATATTAGAAATAAATTACAAACTATGATTGATGAAATATAAAATATAACCGCTCCCTAACCGGAGCGGCTATTTTTTATACCCAAAAGAAAGGACGGTGTTACCGTGACCGAAAGACAGAAGAAATTCGCCGAATATTACGCTCAGTGCGGTAACGCCGCCCAGAGTGCAATACAGGCAGGATACAGCAAAAAGTATGCAAATACTAATGCTTCAAAATTACTACAAAATACTACAATTACGGAATACATAAAACAGCTCACCGAAGACGCCCAGACTGCACGCATAATGACCGCCTGCGAACGGCAAGCTTTGTTATCCGATATAGCTAAGGATAAACAGAACGAGCTGTCGGACAGGATACGGGCAATAGACACGCTGAATAAGATGACGGGGGAGTACACGCAGAAGGTCAGCATTGACGGAGATGTGGGAGTGAAGATAGTTGACGACTGTTAAGCTAAGCGACATCATTGCGCCGTCATTTTACGACTTGCATAAAGACATAAAGGCAGACAGGCACACGCATTACTGGCTCAAAGGCGGCAGAGGCTCGACAAAATCATCTTTTGCATCAACGGAAATTCCGCTCGGTATGATGAAAGATCCTATGGCGAATGCGGTCGTTATCCGAAAAGTCGGCCTATATCTGAAAGACAGCGTTTATGAACAGCTCCTGTGGGCAATAGAAAGGCTCGGCGTGTCGCACTTATGGCAGTGCAGGCAGTCACCGCTTGAGCTTGTCTACACACCGACAGGACAGCGTATTTTATTTCGTGGCGCAGACAAGCCGAAAAAGCTGAAATCTACCAAAGTCAGAAAGGGCTATATCCGCTATGTGTGGTACGAGGAAGCAGACGAGTTCGGCGGTATGGAAGAAATACGCACCATCAATCAATCCCTGCTCAGAGGCGGTGCGACATACACCGTTTTTTACACGTTCAATCCGCCGAAAAGCCAAAGAAACTGGATAAACAGCGAGGTGCTTGTTCCTCGCTCGGACAAGATAGTGCATCACAGCGACTATCGTTCTGTGCCGGCAGAATGGCTCGGAGAACAGTTTTTGATTGAAGCAAAGCACCTTGAGCAGACAAAGCCGGAGCAGTACAGGCATGAATATCTCGGCGAGGTTACGGGAACAGGCGCAGAGGTGTTCACAAACGTTGTTATCCGCCCTATCACGGACGAGGAAATAAAGTCATTCGATCATATCAAGCGTGGTATAGACTGGGGTTACGGCGCAGATCCGTTTGTATATATAACAGCTCATTTCGACAGCAAGCGAAATAGGCTGTTTATTTTTTACGAATTTTTCAGGTGCGCCGCAAAGTATGACGTTATTGCAAATGCAATTCGCAAGGAGAATACACAAAGCGGTACAATCATTGCCGAGTCTGCCGAGCCACGCTCAAACGATGAGCTTCGGGACAGGGGTTTTCGCATAAGGACGGCAGTCAAAGGTCCGGGAAGCGTCGAGCACGGTATAACGTGGCTTCAGAACCTCGAAGAAATCGTTATTGACGGCACACGTTGCCCGAACGCCGCCCGTGAGTTCAACGAATATGAACTTGACCGTGACAGCAGGGGCGAGCTGAAAGCGGACTTCCCCGACAAGAACAATCACACAATAGACGCTATCCGTTATGCCCTTGAGGACTATATCGGCAGGAAGATAGTGAAATCAACGCTCAGCAAGCGGAAATTAGGCATTTATTAAGGAGATTTTATGATAACATCACCGATTTTCACAACGGACAAAACGGCGGAGATGATAACGCCGAAAGTAGCATGTGATTACATAGAAAAGCACGATAAGTACGAAATGCCACGCCTTACGATGCTGGATAATTACTACTGCGGCAGACAGCACATCTGCGACAGACATAAAAGTGACGATATGCTGTGCAACAACCGTGTTATGATAAACCACGCCGCATATATCGCAAAGTTTACATCTTCGTATCTGATAGCTACTCCTGTTTCTTACAGCGGTAAAGATGATACGGATATTACGGCAATAACCGACTGCCTTTCTTATGCCGACAGCAGTACGCAGGACGCAGATCTTGCACTCGATGCCGCAATATTCGGCAGAGCCTACGAACTTATCTATATGGACGCTGACAGCCGCCCGAAGTTCGCCCGTATCACTCCGCTGTCCGCATTTGTCGTTTATGATGATACTGTGGAGCAAAATCCCGTATTTGCGGTGTATTACTATCCGGTTTTCGAGCCGGGCAACAGTACGCCTGAGTGCTTCAAGTGTCAGCTTATGACCGATACGATAACGCAGGACTTTGAGCTTACAAGCAACTTCGGACTTAAATCGGAGGGCGAGGCAGTACCGCACTATTTCGGCAAAGTGCCGCTGAATGAGATCTATAATGACGGTCAGCGACAGGGCGATTTTGAGCAGGTCATAAGCCTTATTGACGCATATAACACGTTGCAGTCAGACCGGGTTAACGACAAGGAGCAGTTCGTTGACAGCCTGATGTACATTAAAGGTCAGATACTCGGCGAAACCGACGATGAGAAGGCTGAAACCTACAGCGATATTCAGCGCAACAGGGTCGTTGAGCTGTCGCAGGACGGCGAAATAGGCTTTCTGACACGGCAGTTTGATGAAGCAAGCGTGGAAGTGCTGAGAAAGAGTATTGTTACCGATATTCACAAGATTTCGGGCGTGCCCGATATGTCGGACGACAATTTTGCAGGGAATGCTTCGGGTGTTGCCATGAAGTACAAGCTTCTTAATCTTGAGCAGATTACCAAGACGAAAGAGCGGTATTTCACAGAAGGCTTACGTTACCGCCTTGGATGCCTTTCCAACATAATCGGCATAAAAGGCAGTTATATCGACCCGAAGCTGATAGACATAACCTTTACACGCTCACTCCCTCAGAATGAGCTGGAGCTGTCGCAGGTAGTGGCAACGCTTGACGGTAAAGTACCGCAGGAAACGTTACTGTCGCTCCTGCCGTTCGTCAAGGATCCTCAGAGTGCCGCAGAAGAACTTCGACAGCAGAAGCAGGACGCTATAGCGGCACAGCAGCAGATGTTTATGAACACACCGCTTGCAAGAGGCGAAAGCAATGAAGAATCCGAGTAAGAAATATTGGGAGGACAGAGCCGCAGGACGAATGGTAAGCTACACGTCAAAAGCGGAAAGCACTGCCGATACGCTCGGTAAGGCTTATTACGCAACAGCACGGTATTTGCAAGGGGAAGCGAATGACGTTTTTAACGCCTTTACAGATAAGTTTGAACTGAGTATTGCCGAAGCCGAAACAATGCTCAAAAACGCACCGAATAAGTCTATGTTTGAACAGATGAAGACCGCTCTTGCTACCTGCACCGATGAGCAGAGGAAGCAGGAGCTTGAAACGCTGTTGTCTTCGCCTGCATACGCCCACAGAATAGGGCGCTTAAATGATCTTGACAGCAAGATAAGTGATATGTGCTCACGCCTTGCAAACGCCGAAATAGGCGTTGATACAGAGCATCTGGGCGATATAATTCAGAGTGCGTATATGCAGACGGTTTTCGATGTGACGAAGGGTGCGGATTACCGTGCGGCTTTCGATTTAATTCCCGAAAGCCGTGTGAAAGCTATTCTGTCTACTAACTGGAGCGGCCAGATGTTCTCCGAGCGTGTCTGGGATAACACAAACGCACTTGCAGACGGGCTGAAGCACGATATGCTTGTGGGCATTATGGCAGGAAAGTCCGAACAGCATATGGCGGACGATATAATGAGCCGCTGCGGTGTCGGCGCTTTCGAGGCACGCAGGCTTGTCCGAACGGAAACCACCTGCGTTGCGAATATGGCGGAGCTGTACGGCTACAAGGAACTTGACATTGACGAATACGAGTTTTCCGCCTGCCTTGACAGCCGTACAAGCGATCTATGCCGTGAGCTTGACGGTAAGGTGTTCAAGCGCAACAGCGCACAGGCAGGTGTAAATCTTCCGCCTATGCACCCGTTCTGCCGTTCTACAACGCTCCCTGTACTGCCGAGCGAGGAGGATCTTGACAAAGAGCTTGCCGAACTGGGCGATGAGATAGGCGCAGATGTTGACATTGACGAGTGGGAGCGGAACTTACAGCAGGGCGAGGACGGCAAGTGGCGGTACGTTGCAGGAAGTGCGGGTAAACCGATGAGGTTTGCAGGGGATGGTGTTGACAAATCAAAGGGAAATGGTATAATTAATATAGAATTTGATGAATTTGTACCGTGTTTAAAAGATGCAGAAACCGGTGAGATTTTTCAGACGGAAGTTAGAGAACTCACGAAATCTGAATATTCACGCTTCAAGGAGGCTGATGGTTGGAATATAGATTGGTCGGATATTCCTGATGGTGAACAGGTCTTAGGAGTATATCTTAAAAACGATACAGAACCACAGGGACTTATAGCTATACGCAAAGATAAAGGCGGTGTATACTTGTCGTATGCAAGTACAGCACCTATCAACAACAAACTGCTTAACAATGGAAAACAGAAGTTTATTGGAGTCGGAGGACATTTATTTGCGGCGGCTATAGAGGAGTCCGTAAAAGCGGGAAACGAGACCGGATGTATATACGGATATGCGGCTAATCAAGAAGTTCTTAATCATTATATAGAGAATTTTGGCGCTGTTCACTTGCCAATCACTCATGAATATCAGTTTATAATAGACGGGGAAGCGGCAGAGCAAATTCTCTCAAAATATAATTTTGAAAGGATATAAAAATGACTGAAATAATACCGGATCCTGATATTAAGGAATTTGACGGGGTATATGTAGGAGGTAAAAAGCGTTTGCCACCTAATGAATATAATCTTAGCCGATTGGCAGAGTACTTACGGAAGACGAATAAGAAATTTTCAGATTTGAGCAAAGAAGAGAAAAAAGCATTTATTTTGCCTTAAAACCGCCCACAGCAGTGAGCGGTTTTCTTATACCCGTGTGCAATTGATTGCACAAAACTTAATAATTTTACCGCCCCATTAGGAGCGGTATTTTTATACCCAAAAACAATTTATTCCGAACGTTGTGGGCAATGAACGCAGTGGGCGGAGAAAGGACAGAAACATGAACAACAGAAGAATTTTCATCGGCTTACAGCACTTCGCAGAGGGCGAGGGGGACGGTGGCGCAGATGCAAACGTTCCCGGCAATCAGACTGCCGATAACGGCGGTGACGCTCAGGATAACGCATCGCAGAAGCCAACCTTTGATGATATGTTAAAGGACAAGGATATGCAGTCTGAGTTTGACAAGCGTGTAAGCAAGGCACTGGAAACAGCAAAAACAAAGTGGCAGAAGGACGCAGACGAGAAGCTCTCGGAGGCGAAGAAGCTCGAAAAAATGAACACAGAGCAGAAAGCCGAGTACCAGCGTAAGCAGACTGAGGAAAAGCTTGCAAAGCGTGAGGCGGAGGTTACAAGGCGTGAGCTTATGGCGGAAGCTAAGGTACAGCTTGCGGATAAGGGACTTCCTGTAGGGCTTGCCGCTGTGCTTGACTATACCGGTGCGGATGAATGCAAGACAAGCATTGAAACGGTCAGCAAGGCATTTGCTGAAGCCGTTGAATGTGCGGTCAACGAAAGAATGAAGGGCAATCCGCCGAAAATAGGCGCATCGGGCAAGGGCAAAGCTGAACCTGCCTCTCTTGCCGAAGCCCTGAGAATGAAGCAGGCAGGGAAATAATCAGAAAGAGGTAAAAAATTATGGCAATCACACTTGCAGAAGCAAAAGTCGGTATGGCTGATAAGGTGGATCAGCAGGTAATCGACACATTCAGACGTTCAAGCCTTCTCCTTGACAGACTTGTATTTGACAATTCAATTTCACCCGGCACTAACGGTTCAACGCTGTCATACGGATATGTACAGCTAAAAACACCTGCTACCGCTTCGGTGCGTACCATAAACAGTGAGTACACGGCAAGCGAAGCAAAGAGAGAAAAGAAAACGACTGAAGCGGTAATCATGGGCGGTTCGTTTGAGGTTGACAGAGTTATAGCCAACACAAGCGGCGCAGTTGATGAACTCGCATTCCAGGCAGAGCAGAAGATAAAGGCAACATCCAACTATTTTACGAACCTTGTTATTAACGGCACATCTGCCGCTTCGGGCGCAGGCTATGTAACAGGCACGTTTGACGGATTAAAGAAGATACTTTCAACAGCAGACACAAAGGTAACGTCAACGGCGGACCTTTCAACATCGGCGCTTACCGATACTAACTATAATGCGTTCCTTGATG